TCACGATCTTGCGGAAGGTCTCCGACTTCTTGTAGGCGACCACGAGCGCGGCCACCAGGCCGGCGATGGCGATGACCACGAGCCCGATCGGGTTGGCGGAGAGCGCCGCGTTGAGCAGCCACTGCGCCGCGGCGGACGCCTTGGTGACGGCCGTGTGCGCCACCGTGGCGGCGGTCGCGGCGACCTTCGCGGCCGTCTCGGCGACCCACGAAGCTGCCTGCCGCGCGAGCGATGCGATGGCGAGCGCGCCCTGCTTGACGAACGAGACGAGTCCCTTGGTAGCCCCCGCGATGCCGCGCGCCCAGCCGGGCGCCGCCTTCCCGCCCTTGCTGAAGGCAAGTGCCAGCTTGCCGGCGACGCCCACCGCGGCACCGACGCCCTGCGCGAGCCGCCCGACGATCACGAGCACCGGCCCGATGGCGGCGCCCACGAGGGCGGCCTTGATGATGAAGTCCTGCTGGCCGTCCGTGAGGTTGCCGAACTTCTCCGCGAGCTTCGTGGCACCCTCCATCAGCCGCAGGAACGACGGCATGAGATTGTCGCCGATCGTGATGCCCATGTCGCTGACGCGATTCTTCATGATGGCCATGCGCGACTCAGGAGTCTCGTAGCGCCGGCCGGCCTCCTCCGCGAGCGCACCGTTCTCCTTCCAGGCGTCGCCCGAGATCTTCAAGGCGTCGGAGAGCAGGTCGCCGGCGCCGGCGGCGCGCAGGAGCGCGTCGCGCTGGCGGACCTCGGTGATGCCGAGCTTCTCGAGCTGCCCGAGCGTCGAGCCGCCCTGCTTCTCCATCTCGCCAAGACCCTTGACGACGGCCGTGAGCGCGCCGGCCGAATCCTTCTCCCAGGCTTGCTTGAACTCGGCCGCGCTCATGCCGGCGGTCTCGGCCCACAGCCGGAGCTGCTTGCCGCCCTTCTGCACGGACGCCTCGATGTTGATCATGGTCTTCGAGAGCGCCGTGCCACCGGCCTCGGCGCTGATGCCGACAGAGGAGAACGCAGCAGACAGGCCCATGATGTCCGCCTCGCTCATCCCGACCTGGGCACCGGCGCCGGCGATCCTCATGCCGAAGTTCACGACCTCGGCCTCGGTCGTCGCCATGTTGTTGCCCAGCGCCACGATCGAGGAGCCCAGGCGGTCGAAGTTCGTCTGCTCCATGCCGGTGATGTTGGCGAAGCGGGCGAGCGCCGTCGCGGCCTCGTCGGACGCGAGGTTCGTGGACTCGCCCATGTCGATCATCGTGCGGGTGAAGCTCAGGACGTTCTCGTTCTCGATGCCAAGCTGGCCCGCGGCTTCGGCGACGCCGGCGATGGCCTCGCGTGACGCTGGGATCTCCTTGGCCATATCGCGGATGCCCTGGCGGAGCTTGGCGAACTCGGGCTCGGTCGCGTCGACGGTCTTGCGCACGCCTGCGAACGCGCTCGAGAACTTCATCGACTCGCGGATCGCCAAGCCGCCGAGCGCGGCGACCGGCAGCGTGATGCCCTTGGTCAGGGTCATGCCGACGGCGGCCGCGCCGGCGCCGAAACTCGTGATGGATCGCGAAGCGCCGAGCAGGCCGGCGGCGGTGCCGGCGCCGGCGAGCTCGGCCTGCTTCTGCAGGCGACCAAGGTCGCGCATGGCGGCCTTGGCGCCGGAGCCCCTGTAGCTGGTGACGATGGGGATGACAACGGCCACGTTACCTCACCGCCTCCATGCGGCGCGTGTACTCGATCTCGGCCTCGCGAACGGCGTCCTCGACGTCGGTCTGAGCCCGGTCGCCCTCGTCATCCCAGGCGGACCACAAGAACCGGCCCGGCGAGTAATACTTGGCGTTGAGCGTCTCGATGAGGCTCTGCGTGCGCCGCACGTTCTCCGGCTGGGCATCGCGCACGGCGTTAGCGAGCTCGAAGATGGACGCCAGCGCGCCCGGCTCGCTCGACCACTTCTGGCCCCGCGAAACCGAGCCGGGCACCGTGGCGATCGACTTGACGAAGGATCCGCGGCGCGTGCGCGTGCGGACCCGGTAGGCGGTGCCCGTCGCACCCGTCCGCTCGAACTTGGCCTGGGCGACCGACTTGACGCGGTTCGCCACGACGTTCAGCCGCCGGTCGAGCCGCTTGAGCAGATCCGGCTCCATCTGGCGCAAGAGGTTGCGCGTGGCGGAGACGCCGGCGACGTCGACGTCGGTCGAGTAGACAGGCGCGGGCACTAGCGCCTCCCGGTCAGTCGCCGGCCCAGGTCGGCGAGGCGAGCTTCGCGGGCGGCGTCGCCGCGCGACTCATCGCCGTAGAGGAGATCGACCATGGCGTCGAAGACGCCCGGCCGGCAGCGGGAGATGCCGAGCAGGTCGCACAGGTGGCCGATCGGCTGCAGGGTGTCCAGCGCCACACGAGCTAACTGGCGCTCTGTGGCGCGTCGGATTCCCCCGCGGACGGCTCCTCGGCCGGCGCGGGCTCGTCGTCCTGCGGGATGGTCACGAGCGAGAGCCACTCGAGCCAGCCGAGCTCCGAACCGCGGAGCTTCGCGCGCTGGGCGGCCAGGAACACGGCGTACAGGCCCGAGCGCCACTCGCGCTTGGCGTCGACGTCGAGCCGCTCGCGGCGGTACTCGGCGATGCGGAAGTCGATCTCCGCGGGCGACAGATCCGCCGGGAGATCGGGCTTCGCCGGGTACGGGTACTCGGCCTCCGCCCACTCGGCCGCACGGATCGAGTCGCCCAAGCCGATGAGGACGTTCACCGGCTCCTCGGTGTCGACGTAGATGACCTCGAGCAGCCTCGCGCCCTTGCTCATGGATTACCCCCTCGGGTCGGCCGTCGCCAGGCTCAGTACGAGGCGACAGCGTTGATGACGGTTGCGGTGATGGCGGGGTTGCCGTAGCAGCGGCCCTGCAGAGTGAGCTCGGCGGGACCGCCGGCGGGACTGGCCTCGGGCTCCGACGTCTTCCAGGCGACGCGCGTGGCGGCGAGCGCCACGCTGTCGGGAGAATCGGCGAACGTCAGAGAGAACTTGCCGTAGGGCACATCGGCCGACACGGAGTCGCCGTCGACGGCGCCGGTCAGGAGCAGCCGCACGGGCAGCAGGTCGGGCACCCGCACGACGAGCTCGACGTCGCACTCGAACGAACCCTCGTCGAGGCTGCTCGGCTCGAGCTGCCCGGACTTGGTGTCGCCCGCGATATTGCGCTTGATCTCGACCGAGCCCGACTTGATCTCGGCGCCGCCGTCGTAGCCCGAGCCGTCCAAGTCGAGCACCGCGGTGAGATGGATACCCTTAAGGTAGTCGAGCAGGGACTCATCGAGCACCGGCACGTAAGCGGCGTCCGACCAAGCTACGCCCATGCCGGCCCAGGTCGGCGTGACCTTCACCGGGTTGTTGCCCTCCCACTCGATCTTGAGCGAATCGAGCTTGCAGTCCGACGCGGCCTTGCGCTCGGTGTCCTTGGCGCCGAAGACGGTGCACCACGGGAGCGAGGCATCGGGAGTGATGACGTGCGTCGAGGCGCCGGTGCCTGTCGCGTCGGCGCCGCCGGCCAGGTTGGCGGCGGCGAGCGCCGTCACCACGCCACTGCCGTCGTTGCCGGGAGCGACAGACGCCTCCACGAGAGCGGCGGCCTCGGCCTTCGCCCGGATGGCGTTGCGCACGTCGAGCGCGGTCGACGTGATGAGGCCACCCGAGCCGGTCGCCAGGCTCACAGAAATGGCGTTGTCGCTGACGGTGACCGCGAGATCCTGGTCGTTGCCCGAAGGATCTACCAGCGCCACGGTGATGTCGTTGCCGGCAGCGCCGGCGGTCTTGGCCAGGAACGTCAAGTCGTTGTTGACGCCGGTGAGCGCCGTGGTGAGCACGGCCTTGACGGCAGGAGTGCCCTTACTCGTCTGGATGTCGCCGAGCACGGCGTACAGCAGAGCGCCGATCGACGCCGGCCACATGCGGCTCTCGTAGTCTGCGGCGATGGCGACCGCCGCGCGGTACTCGCCGATGGCGCCGACCTGCGCCGACGTGAGCTCGTCCTCGGTCTGCTCGAGCTCGAACGACACGAGCCCACCACCGCCGACCGGACCCCACCAGGCCGGCTGGGCTTTGGCGGCACCCTTCGCCGACTGGATCGCGAAGCCGGCAGCGGACAGTTTCAGGTTCATCGGGATTCCTCACTTCCTGCGGCCTTCGCCGCCCTGGTGGACACCGGCACGGCCTTGCCCGTGGCGATGAGGACCGAGAGCACGTCCGGGTCCACGTCCGACTCGCGCACGATGCCGGGCTCGAAGCGGTAGTGAACGCGACCCGAGCGGCCGGTGAACGAGCCGCTGACGGGCGCGAGGATCTCGTACTTGCGAACGCGCTTGGCCATAGCCTCATTGTCCTTTCAGCGTCACCAACACCGGCACTCGACCGGGAGCTCGAGGCAGAGTTGAATATTGGAGCCGTCGGTGCCGGCGTCGAGCCGGTACCGCGGGATGCGCCACGAGGGAACGACGGCAGCGAAGGTCGCCGTCTCGAGCGCCGACTCGCACGCAGCCGCCAGGGTCTTGACGCGTGAGCGCGCCTCCTCGTAGTCGGCCGCCTGAACGAAGATGAACAGGGACATGCGGAAGGTCTCCGCCGACGGCCGCGGCCCGGTGAGCTCGGCCTCGAGATCGCCCTCGGCTTCGCCGCCGATCCAGACGTGCTCGGGCTGGATCTCGGCCGGGAAGCCGAGCCCCAGTGCGACCTCGCCGGCGCCGTCCACGTCGAAGGCGGCCTGGTCTTTGAGCGCATCCAGGAGCGCGTCCTGAGCCGCCCACAGGTTGAGCTGCTCGATCACGAGCCGGCCCCCGTGGCGGGCTTCGCGGCGCCGACCAGGCCAATGATGGCGTCGACGTCCGGGATGCCGGTCTTGCCGGTCGCGTCGGCCTGCGAGATCCGATAGTTGCCCAGGTCGGTCGAGATCGACGTGGCCCGCGCCGGGATGGTGGACGGCTTCGCGTGCTCGGCGGCCAGCGTCATGACGGCACCCTTCACGAGATCCCCGTAGGGCGACTCGGCGAGGCTCGCGTAGCCGTGCTGGTAGGTAACCTCGACAGAGGAACACGCCGGCCAGATCGTGTCCCGCTCAAGGACGCCGGAGCGCGACACATGGAGCGCGGCGAGATCGGCGGCGGAGAACGCGACGCCGTCGACCTTGACCTCCGTCGGGCGCCCGACCTCGACCCAATGCGAGAGGAACAGCCGCCGGGAGCCGGAGCCGTCGAGCGTCTCGGTGACGGTGCGCGGCACGAAAGCGACGTGCGCCGCGGCCTCGAACCACTGCTCGGCGAAGGCGCGCGCGGCCTCGAGCTTGGCGTCCGTGTACTTGGCCTTGTTGGCGATATCCGGATGCGCGGCGCGGAGCTCGGCCGTCGTGAAGTAGGCGGCGCTCACGACGTCACCCGATCGAACGGGAAGTGCCGGCCAGGACAGGCGGTCGGCACGTAGTCACGGTGCCGTTTGTCGACAAGCTTGCGCCCGAAGTGGATGTCGAGCTCGGCGTCGACGAACATGGCGGCGATGCGCTGCTCGAGCGGCATGACCTTATCCGGCCCGTCGTAGTTGCCCTCGCAGCAGATGCCCGGCTGCGCGTTACCGGCGCTCGTGCCGGCGTGCGCCCCGTAGGCCCACAGCGGCCGGCCGGCGTGGATCCGGCCCGATTTCTCGATGTAGCGCGTGTAGCCGATGCCGTTCCAGCCGTTGCCGATGTGGATGGCCCACAAGCGGTCGGGCGACAGGCGGACGGCCGCGGCGTGGTGCCAGACCTTCGCCGTGGGCTTCCCGATGCGCCGCGAGAGCGCACCGCGCCAGGGCCACTTGTGCGAGATGATGACCAGCGACGGTGCGCCGGCCTGGTCGAGCCGGCGCTTGAGCGCCGTCGACCACTGGCCGGTCGGCTGCATGCCGAAGTGCCGCTGGACGATCTTGGTCTGCTCCTGGGCAGGTTTGCCGAAGCGCCCGGCCTTGGGACCGAAGCCGGGCGCGCGCTCGAGATTGAACCTCTCGACGGCCCACAGGATCCGGAGCTTGCGACGGACGTGCTGGATGGGCTTGACCTTCGCCACGACCTCACCGCCCCTCGCGGGCGGCCTCGATCGCCTCGATGTACTCGGCCCGCAGGTTGGCACCCGCCGGGTCGATGCCCTCGGCCTCGCAGACGGCGCGAAGCTCGGCGAGCGTCATGCGCGCCAGAGACTTCGCCGGCGGCTCCTCATCGGAGACGGGACGCGGCGCCTCGATCACGAGCCCACGCACGGGCTCCTTCACGGCCGGCGCGCCGCGCAGCAGGCCGGCGGCGCGCGCCTCGTCGTCGGTGATGACAGAGCCCGGAGTGAACAGCAGGACAGTGCGCCCGTCGGCGGCGCGGCCGTAGACGCGGCGCTTGACTCGATACACGACGGAACCCCCTTCGCTCGGTTTGCTCTGCATCCAGTGTCGCGCGAGCGTCACCCGCAGCAGGGCAAGGGAAGTTTCTTTCAGGCGGCGTCTCCTAGCGTGGCGACGCCGGCGGGATGACGCGCTCGAGGTAGCGCCGGCCGTTGTGGTCGACGGCGAAGACTCGCTTCGCCTGCGGCGGCTCGAACGGCGACGGCTGCGGGAAGCGGTGCTGCAGAAGCGGCGCCAGGCCGGCGAAGCTGGCGTCCGAGGACGAGAGCCAAGCCGGCGCCTCGGCGACGTGGCGGCCGGCGATCCGGCCGTCGCGCGGCGAGACGATCTTGCAGTCCGACGCGCGCTCGCCCCCGAGGCGCGCGAGGTTGCCGTAGAGGGTGCGCTTGTGCAGGACCGTGATGCCGGAAGCTTCGCCCACGTCGAGCGCCTCGAGCATCGCGGCCTTGTGGATCGGCAGCGGCAGGTGGAGCTCGTAGGAGAGCGGGTCGTCGAAGCCGAGCGAGCGCAGCAGGGCGGCCGTCTCGCGCATGCCGACGCTGTAGCGGGAGCGGCCTCCCCAGCGGCGCTCGTAGTAGGCGAGCACCGCGGAGACCGGCCCCCGGTGCAGGACCGGCACCGTGGCGACCGGCTCCATGACGTAGAAGTCGTCGTTCATGAGCACGAACGGGTCCGAGACGCCGGGATGCTCGCAGGCGGCGCGCATGGCCTTCGTCGTCACGCGGTACTTGGTGTCGTGCTGGTCGGTCGGCACGAGCTCGGCGCCGCGGATCCACTCGGGCGCGCCGCCGAAGATCCACACGCAACCGTGCGGCAGGTTGCGCAAGCTTCGCAGCGAGTAGCGGAGCTCCTCGTTCTCACCCTCGCGGCAGAGGTAGACGACGTCCACGGCCCCCTCTAGGTAGAGAGCCGGCGACCTGGACTCACCCATCGGCAAGCCCAGGTCGCTGGCATCACGCGGAGCCGCCAGGGCTCCTCATCGTGGTCAGGATCCGGAGCCCGCGCTGATCTCGCAGAACGCGACGGTCTCCATGGCGCCGGCCGCACAGGCGAACTCGGCCAGGATGGCGACCAGGTTCTTGATGAAGTAGTCGTCGTGGCTATCCGAGAGCGCGATGGACAGGCCCTCGTGCATCCAAACGGCGAACTCGCGCCAAACGCCCATGACGCTCATGCCGGCCGGCAGGTCGAAGTTGGGCAGCACGAGGCAGTCTTCGACTTCGATCGGGTTCGCCTTGGTGGGCGGCCCGAAGATGAACGAGCCGGTGCCGGCGCCGCCCTCTTCGCCGCGCGCGAAGCGCAGCAGCTTGTAGTCGCCCCTGGAGACGAAGCACACGTTCGGCGCCTCGCCGTAGGCATCGCCGATGGAGACGACGCCGTCGTAGATATCCCCGATGAGCGACGCAGCATCGACGCCGGAGCGGTCGACGTGGCCGATGCCGGGCGTGTTGCAGATGCCCAGCAGGTTCGCGCCCAGGCCGTTGCCGTTGATGATCTGCGTGGCCAGCCGGCGCCGCAGACCCCACTCCAGCTTGGAGTCGATGAGACTCCGCACGCCGGCGACGTCGCGCAGAGACTGCTTGGACGCGGGCATCCAGTGAGCCAGCGTCGTGACGTCGAAGGTCACGGGCTCGAGCTGGAGCGCGCTCTCCGGCTTGATCGTGGTGTTCGCCTCGTCCGTGGCGGCCGTGGTCTCGGCGACCTCGGCGGCGGCGTTCGTGAACGCCTTCTCCCGGACCCACTTCACCGACGTGGAGTCGGTCGTCGCCATGGTGATGAGATCCAGCACCGTGAGCGGCGGCAGGAGCGGGAGCGGCCGGATGCCGGGCGCCTGGTCGGGAGCGACCACGTTGTCCGGCGTGGAGAAGATCGTAGCCTGCGGCCGGCGCATGATATCGCGCGCCTGCTCGCGGCTGGCCACCCGAACGGACGACGTGGTGCCGATCGCCTGCTTGGAGCCGGCCGTCTCTGGGATCCTCGCCGACACCTCGCGGAAGACATCCGAGCCAGTGAACTGCTCGCCGATGGACACGGGCGAAGCGGCCTCGCGCTGCGCCACCTGGGTTACCGGGCGCTCGGGCGCGTCGTCGCCCATGAGCTCGAGCACCGCACGGTACTCGCGCTCGGCGCTGCGGGACGCCTCGGCCGCGGCGTCGTAGGTCTCCTGCGCGGCCTGCGCGGCGGCGAACTCGGGAGCGGCCGTGATGTCCACGCCGTCCTCGAGAGCCTCAAGCGCTGTGCGCGCCTGCACGAAGTCGTCCCAGCGGGCACTGGCCTCGGCGGTGGCGGCGTCGGCCTGCTCGCGCAGCTTACGAGCGCGTGCTTTCAGATCCATTAGGAACCTCCAATCAGTGTCGCGGGCTGGCGAGCCGAATCGCAGCCAACGCCTTTGAATCCAGTGTGCATGAAGCGTCACCCGAAACGACGAGAGCCGGATCGGGAGCGGGAAACTCGCTGGTGACGTGCGTGAAACCGAGCGCCTCGAAGGCGCCAGGAACGCAGCGGTTGACAGCGGCCGCCTGCTGGCCGGCCACGACCTCGGTGACGAAGCCCCACTCGAGCGCCTCGCCGGCGTCGAGGTAGGTCTCGGCCGACAGCGCCGCGGCGAGCTCGTCCTCGGTCTTCGTGCAGCGGCCCATGTAGATGCCGGCCATGATGGCGCCCACGCGGTCGAGCCAATCGGCGCGCTCGCGGAGCTCGTCGGCGTTGCCGACGCAGACCATCTGCGGCCAGTGGATCATGAACAGCGCGTTGTCGTACATGGCCACGGTCTCGCCGGCGAGCGCCAGGACGGTGCCCATGCTGGCGGTCCAACCCTCGATGCGGGACGTGACCTTCGCGGGATGGCTGACGAGCGCGTTGTAGATGGCGAGCCCGTCCGAGACGGAGCCGCCGGGAGTCGACAGGTGGAGCACGATCTCCGGCGTGTCGATGGCGGCGATGCGCTGGCAGAGCTCCTTGGCCGTCAGCGACTCATCGAACCAGTCGTCGCCGATCACGTCGTAGATCCACAGGTCGGTCGCGGCCGGCTCGGACTCGGCACGGGCGGCGGCCCGGATCTCATAGAAGGCACCCCTGGCCTTCGGGAACTGTCGTGCCATGGCGGATGCCTCCTCGGAAGTAGCGCCGAGCTCGCGGTGCTCGACGGTGACGTCGACGCCCAGGTCGGACAGGATCTCGCCCGTCCGAGCCGTGGTGGCGACGGAGCGGTGCCGGCCGAGATTGCAGCCGACGCCGATGGTGAGCTCTTCGATGCCGCGGTCGCCGGCGCCGGCGACGATCGCCTCGAGCTCGAGCTCCCATGCGGCGAAGAAGTCGGAGCCGTGCTCGAGCACCCAAGCGGAGACGTCAGGGTCGGTGCCGTCGGCGCGGCAGAGCGGCCAAGGCGGCGACTCCATGAAGCGCACGTCCACGCGGAAGTCGGTGTCGGGCGCCACGCCCTTGCTGAAGCCGAACGACGTCACGGTCGCCTTCACTCGTCGCCCTCCTCCGTCGTGACCGGCCGGCCGGCGCGCATGGCCTCGAGCACGAGTCCTTGGTGTAGCGCCGCGGCGGACGGATCCGGCTCAGCCGGCGCCTCCGGGTCGAGCAGGTTCGCCGGCACGCGTGGCCGGTTGTACGGGTTCGCCGGGTCGGCTGGGTCGCCGATCGGGTCGAGGCGCTTCAGCTTGCGGTTGTCGTTCGTGCAGGTCGTGCCGGAGCTCGTGAGCAGCATGATCGACTGCGCCTCGGCGAGCGGATCCGGCTTGAGGATCTCGCCCAGGTCGAACTCGGTGAAGACGCCCTCGCGGACCCAGGTGGCGACCGGGTCGATGAGCTGCGCTTCCTCGGTGTCCTCAATGAGCGTGCAGTACGGCGCCACGGTGTCGACGTAGAACGAGCGGCGGAGCTCCGAGATGTTGGAGTAGGTCGCGTGGTCCAAGATGCCGATCATCGGCGCCGGGATGCCGTAGGTGGCGGCGGCCTCTTCGCGCGTGGCCTTGCGGGTCTCGATGAGTGACACGTCCGCGGCCGACTGCGATAGGGAGTGGAAGGCGAGCCCCTGGTCGAAGATGCCGAGCCGCTTGCCGCCCGGCCCGGAGTAGAGCTCCTCGAGCTCCCCACGCAGGCGCGGGATGGTGCGGTCCTGAAGCTGCTTGTCCGTGGTGAAGGCGCCGCGGAGCGAGGGACCACCCTCGAGCGCCTGAAGCTGCCAGTCGGTCGCGGCGTCCTCGATGCCCAGCGTGCGCCGCAGCGGCTCGAGCGGCGAGCGGCCGCCCATGAGCTTGTAGTGGACGACGTCCTTGGGCAGCACCTTGAACGCCTCGCCGATACCGCCGTCGGGACGGATCCGGTACTCGGTCGTCACACCGCTCGAATCCTTAACCTCCTGGACCCACGGCCACGGGATCGGCCAGAGCTCGACCGGCGGCCGGCCTTCGCCGGGTCGCAGCTTGAGCTCCAGGTGATGGCCGTGCGTGAACAGGTTGAAGGCGAGCTCGCCCTTGCGGTCGAAAGACGAGCCGCCGGGGAACGGCCGGCGCAGAAGCTTCGCCAAGTCGTGGCTGCGCGTGCGCATGCGCTCGTCGCCCTCGAACCCGAGGTAAACCTTCTCGGGCAGGCGGCTGATGGCCAGGTAGAACGTGCGCACTGCGGCGTAGATCCACGGCTGCGTGAAGACGATCTGCTCGTAGGTCGCGGCCCGGCCGCCCCACAGCGGGATGGCGCCGGCCGACGGACCCGAGTAGGTGGTCGGCCCGCCTGACCACGGCAGGGAAGCCTGCGCCCTGACGGGCGCGCCGCGCGAGATGATCACTGTCATGCCTCCCCCGTTTCGAGGATGCGCTGGATGAAGCCGACGCGGGCGATCGGGACCAACGCTTCGCCGTCGATCCCCACGGAGCCGCCGTCGGCGTTCAGGTAGGCGGCGTGGCGGAGCACGTAGACGTCGGAGTGCACGGCGAGGAGCACGCCACGAATCGACGCGCCGTCGCGCGTGTGCATGACGACGGTTTCGGCCTCGAGCTCCTTCAGGTACGGGCGGCGGCTGATCTTCACGCGGGCTCCTTCCAGAACTCGAGGTAGGCGGATGGCCGCAGCCGGCAGGACTCGCGCGGAGAGGTAGCGAAGAGGTTACCCCGGGCGACGCAGCCGCGGCGGCCGCCGGCGCTGGCGATGATGCGCCAGTGCCAGCAGGTGCCGCAGACCCGTAGCCGCTCGATATCAGTAGGAGTGCGGGCTTCGCTCATGGATCTATCGTCGCGCGAGCGTCACCCGGAACGCCGACAGCCGCCCCAGGCGGAGCGGCTGTCGCAGTCAGAACGGTTCTTCGCGGGCGCCTCGGCCCGCCGGCCTGCCGGGCGGCTGCCGCTTGAAGGCCGCGACGCTCTCCGCGTCGACCATGTAGGCGTTGGCGAAGAAGCGCGCCTCGATCCGGCCCTGCTCGATAAACTGCAGCACGCGCCGCCGGCTGACGCCCAGCCGGCGCGCGGCCTCGACTGTGGTGATGGGCTCACTCACGAGCCTCGCCTCCTCCCCCGGGTGACGGGCATGCGACACTAGCGTTGCTCCTTTCGCAGCGGGCGCCGACCTTGCCAGTCGGCGCCCGCACTTCTTCCTCACGACGCCAGCCCGACCTCGCCGTGGAGCTCGCGGCAGTCCGACTCCTCGCCCGTCAGGTGGTTGAAGGCGACGAAGCAGACGTGGCCCTCGTCCTCGTCGCGCAGGTCGATCGCGCGCTCCCGGGCGGCCCCGAGCGACGGCAGAAGCTCGTCCCACTCGCCGGCCCCGTAGGGGTCGAAGCAGACGCGCCAGGGGCGCTCGGCGCTCACGATCCCTCCTCCCACGAGAACTCGTCCTCGAGCATGATGTCGCGGCCGGCCGGGTCGACGGCGGCGATCGTGATGCCGTCGCACTCGGCCTTGTAGGTGTCGCGGCTCTCGAAGTAGTCGGCGCCGGCCGCGAGGCGCACGTTGTGGCGCTTCCACGCGGCCCGGAGCTCGAGCTGCGCGTCGGCGGTGGTAGCGAAGCGGTAGGTGGTGGTCGGCATGGTGGCTCCTCTCACATCCGGCCGGCGATCGCGTGCACGATCGCGGCGTCTCCGTACAGGATTGCCTCGCGCTGCTCGCGGCGGAGCTCCTCGGGAACAGCGACGCCGGCGAGCTTGCGAGCCTGGGCGAAGCTGACGTGGCCGTGACCACGGAGCCAGAAGCCGCCCTTGCCGTACATGGCCTCGATGCCCTTCTCGGCGAGCGCCTCGATGATCTGCTCCCTGGCCTCACGCTTGGTCATCTCGCTCCCCCTTGGGTCGGTTCCATCTGACACCACTATGATACCAGACTTGGAATAGATGTCAACTAGGTAGGGAAGATTCCGGGCTCGAGGCGTCTCCTGAAGCGGGTACGCTCAGGCGGTGATGACGCGCGGATCCGAGCGACCGACGGCTTCGCCCTCGGCCAGGTACGAAGCCATGACGCAGGCCACCGCGGCGTCGATCTTCAAGTCGTCCTGGACCTTGGTGAGCCGCCACCCGTGCGGCGTCTCCTTCACGCCGGCGTTGAGCACCTGGTCGGTGAGCTCGGCGCTGCCGCCGTGCCGGCCGCGGCCCTCCTTGATGACGTCGAGGAGCATCATCGAGGCGGCGCTCATCTTGGCGTCGTTCTGGCGGAACTCCTCGACCGGCAGCCCCCACTCGTTCTGCAGGCGGAGCATGGAGCGCGTGAAGTAGTTGGGGTCGCAGGCGATGCGCACGACGAAGAAGTCCTCGCAGAGCTCGACAATCTTCGCCTCGATGGGATCGTGGTCGATGTAGCCGAGCGCCTCGTCCTTCCACCACACCCAGGCGAGCCAGTTGTGGAAGCCGTCCACGTCGACCTGGTCGAAGACGAGCGCCGAGGAGTCGCGCGTCCACGAGGCGTCGAGCCCGATGACCGCCGGCAGGTCCGGGTCGATCACGGGACGCGCCGAGCAGGCGTGCCAAAGCTTCGCCGGGTAGGCGCGGTTGGTGCCCTTGGACGGGAAGCGGTTCAGGTGGTACCGCTCGAACTGCGGGAACGGCATCGTGTTGTAGGCGTCGAGCAGGTCGGCGTCCGAGATCCACGACTGCGGGTTGGCGGCGCGCCACACCGCCGGATCGTGCCCGTCGGCCTCGTCGTCGGCACCGACCCAATAGACGTAGGCGCGAGGATCCTCGCGCGCCGACTTGAGGAGCTCCCACAGCGGACCCTTGCGCTCCTCGGCGGCGGTCGAGATCGTGATGAGGAGCGCGCCCGGCTGGCCGATCATCCCCGACAGGAGCGCGTAGCGCATCGAGTCGTCCTTGTGGACGTGGTACTCGTCGATGATGACGACCTGCGCGTGGATGCCCTGCGCCGAGCCGGCGTCGTAGGCCACGGTGTAGATGCGCTGCCCGGTCTCCTTGATCACGACCTCGCCTGTGCGCACCTCGCAGGCGGCCCGGAGCATGGGGTCGGCGTAGACCATGCGGCGGATCTTGTTGAAGACGATCTTGGCCTGCGGGCGGTTGCGCGCCACGATCACGTACTCGCCCTCGATCACGGGCTCGATGAAGGCGAGCGCCAGGACGAGCGCCGCCGAGAGGTTCGACTTGCCGGAGTTGCGCGGCAGGCCCAGGACGGCCTCACGGTACTTGCGCAGGCCGCGCCTGTCGACGCAGCCGAAGATGGGACGGATGATGCCGTCGCGCTGCCAGTCCTCGAGGATGAACGGCTTGCCGGCGAAGGCCCGGTCGGGATGGCGGATGAAGGCGCCGAGGAAGGTGGCGACCAGGCGCGCGAGCTTCTCGCCCTTCACCGTCGTGCGGTAGCGGCCGGGCACGCGCGGGAGCGGACGCTTCGCGGAGCGGCGCGCGGGAGCGCGGCGCTTCGCGGCCGGCGCCTTACGGGAAGCAGCCTTCTTCGCGGTCTGAGCGGCGGCCACGGCTCACTCCTCCATGAGATCGCGCAGCCGCTTCTGGATGTCGAAGACCATGGAGCCCGTCGCGGCCTCCATGAGGTTCCCGCGGATCCGCGCCAGCGGGTTGAGCCCGAGCACGTCCGAAAGCTGGCGCATCGTCACGGCGGCGTCCTTGGCGACCTTGATCATCGGGTTGGTGATCGGTCCGGAAGGCCCGGCGACGAGCACGCCCTTGCGCGTGATGAGATCCGAGGCGTCTGCGTGGATCTGCGCCGCCTGGCAGTAGGCGCGCACGAGCGGCAGGTCGACCTCGCGCAGCGTGCGGAGCGCCGACATGTCCGTGACGATCGTGCGCCAGGCGTCCTTGGCCACGGCCGGCATGTCGGGCGGCGGCTCGCGATGCGCGAGCTCGGGTGCCACAGCCGGCACGACGACGGCCGGCGGCCCGGAGCCGGTCTGCGGGCGGTGCCCGGTGCTGTGGCTCTTCCCGCGCTGGGGATCTCGAGGACGACCGCGTGCCACCTAGTCACTCCCACCGCTCGAGATCGCCCAGGCCGTCGAAGCCGATGCTGTTGAGATCCCAGCCGCCGGCGTCGAGGTTGCGGCTCCCGTGCTTGCGAGCGTTGCGCGGGTCGAGCGTGAGCGAGTCGATCGGCACGACCTCCACGTCGAGCACCGGCGTGCCGGCCTTCGCGGCCTTGCCCATGGTCAGTCCTCTCCGAGAGTCTCGTGGATGACGGTAGTGAGCGCCTGCGAGACACGAGTGCAGCGCCAGGCGAGGGACGGCCGAGCCTCGGCGCCCAGGCGAGCGAAGACGCTGGCCAGCGACTTGGCCTCGACGTAGGCGCGCGCCACCTGCTCGTCGGCCGACGTCTGCGGCGGCGGATCCGCGTGGACGACGGGCTCGAGCGAGCCCGCCTCTGCCTGCATCTCCATGCGCACCGCGGCGGTCGCCCGGCGTGCGCGGTGCGCGGCGACGCGGCATGCCGACTTGCAGTAGCGTGGTGTCGGCCCGCGGGAGCCGCGGCGGCGGACCTCGCGCCCACACCACTCACAGAGCAGGATCTCGAGCTTTCCCATGGCTCCATGGTCGCGCACGCGTCACCAAACTCGTTACACCTCGGCGCCTGCAACATGTTTTCGGAATCGCCATTTTCGGGCTCATGCGCGGTGGGG